ACTCTCGGAGGACGAGAAGGAGCGTGTAGTAGCTGTAGAGGCCGGTGATGTTCCCGCCATCGCTCGGAAGCTGGACGTAGTCCGCGGCTCCGAACTGGTCCGGGAGGCCGGGGTGGCTGTAGTAGAGGCGGGTCCCGTCGTTCGGTCCGCCATCGAGGAACATACAGTCCGCGTAGGTGGCCGACACTCGAGCGAACGGCGCCGGGAGGACCACGGACTCCACGAGGCTCGGGGCCTGGTCTCCCAGTGCGGAGGACGGGACGGCGTCCCACGCCAGCTCCTCGACGTTGTTCCGGATGTCGAACAGGAAGTAGAGCGTGGGGTCCCCGGGCGCGTTCCCGTCCTCTCCAATGTTCTTGGTGCGGTAGAGGCGCCGGGCCACGGTGCCAGGCGGTCCGAGCGGGATGCGGAGCGCTACGGCGTAGCGGAACGTCCCCTCATTCAACCAGTCCACGGGAGCGGACACGGTAGAGCGGGGGCTCTCGGCGCCGGTGTCGCTGATGAATGAGACGGCGTAACGGTAGGCGCTCTCGACGGTGGCGGTGGTTCCACTCGGGACTCGTGCGCCGATACCCCACCGGCCAGCGGCCTCGATGGCGCCGGGAGTGGAGGGCCACCATACGGTCACGGCGTCGCCTGGAGTGGTGTCGCTCGAGGCCGTCGAAGAGTCCAGCGCCTTTACTCCCAGCTCCTCGGGAGCGGGCGGGACGGATGAGAATCCAAGCGGCCGGACGAGACCAGGCGCGGCTCCTCCGAGGAGCGGCCACGGGTTGACGAGGAGCGGACGGTCCACGCCATTGGTGAGGAGGACGGACTGGCCGGTCTGACTGTAGAGCGTCCCCGGCTCCGAGGGGGTCGGGATGTTCCGACCCTGTGCCAGGGTGATGAGCTGTCCGCCCGTTCCCGTCTCGAAGTAGAGGAACAGCGTTCCACCGGCCTCGAGGAGGATGTGGTAGCGGGCTCCGCCACCCACCTGGTCGAACACGTGAACCGAGTCCACGCGGCCCATGGTCGTGAACGGTTGGAACCTTACGGCCGGGTTCGGCCTGTAGCGCTCGTAGCCTACGCGACTCGACCACCCACCGGTCGTGGGGTCGATGGTCATGTTCTCGATAAGCTCGGCCGCGGGGATGGGCGCGGGGACGCGCTCGTGCATTCCCTCGAGGGCCGGAGCCTGGAGCGTCTTTCCTTTCATGTCACGTCCGGCGGAGCTGCGTGAACTGCGGGACGCGGTCGAGGAGGCCGGGCTCCATGAAACCCTTCACCCACCTCCTCGGCTTCTCGGTGAGGTACCGTCCCTCCATGGCGAGGAGCTCCCGCTCTGCTCGACGGGCGTAGAGCTGGGACTGTGCTGGGTTGTCGTGCTTCAGGAACAATGCCTCGAGCGCACGGTAGGCCAGCGCCACGTGGTGAGCGGACGGGAGGTCCGGCGTGTCCTGGTCGTCCTCGAGGCGGGAGGCGCGGCGGAGGTACCGCACGGTGAACGTGTAGTCCCGGTCCTGGCGCGGGTAGAGGCGGATGCGCTGGGTCGTTCCGCCATTGTTCTCCAGTCGCTGCTTCAGCGTGTACGCCGGGGAGTCCAGCTCGTTGGACGTGAACTCATAGGTGAACGTTCCACCGGTCGGGGAGACTTCCGTATCTCCGGCCGTGTTCTCGAGGAGGCGGTAGGCGACCAGGCCGCGGGTGGTGTCTCGGAGGTAGACGCGCCTCCGGAGTCCGGACTGATTCAGCGTCGCTCCGAGGGTCACGGTGAGGAACTGGGTGTCCGTCAATGTGATGGACTGCGCGGCGCTGGGTCCGCTCTCCCGTCCATCCGCGAACACGTGGGTGACGACCACTTCCACGGTGCGGACGCCACGGCCTGGTGGCGCTACCGCGGTTCCCAGGGTCCCGGCCGTCCGTGGCGCGGGCGTGAACGTCGTGTCCGCTGGAACGAAATACGCCGGGAGGTTCACTTCATCGAGGGGGAGGTTCGCCCACTCGTCCTCGTAGCGGGTCAACGGGACCAGGCGCCCCGGGTCCTCGGGGCTCCTCGAGTCCACGCGGCGAATCACCTGGAGGAGTGCGATGCAGTCCTGAGGGATGGCCAGGTACCGCTCCTTCGCCACTCCATCCACGGTGCCAGTGGTTCCCGCGTAGAGTGCGGTGAGCACGGCGTTCGTGTCCGCAATGACCAGCGCCACCTCGTACTCGACGCCATCGAGCTCGAGGATGTTTCCCTCCATCCAGCTCTCGAAAAACGCGTTGGCGGTGCTGACGTTGGCGCTGTTCGCCGTGACTGCTACCTGCGCGGTGGCGTCGGCGTGGGCCACTACCTTCGCCTCCTTCTGCGCCCATGGCCACGGCTTGTCGGACACGATGCGGTCGTGGGCGTCGTTCAGGAGCTGCGCTACCTGGCTTCGATACGTCGGGTTGTCCGGGTCGTAGTCCAGGACATTGGCGACGTAGTCCCGGAGGCGCTGGAGGTTCATGGGTCTAGCTCCTCACAGGAACGCCCCACCTCGAGCGAGGTGGGGCGGCCGGTCTCCACTGGGAGTGGAAGTCAATGGAGACCGGCGGGGGATTCAGCCGACGATGACCTCGGCCTTGTTGTCGGCGGCCACGGTGAGCGACGTTCCGCAGATACCGGGCACGGGCTCGGTGGCGCCACCGGTGGCGTCCACGGTTGCCTGAGCGGCGCGGCCTGCGGTTGCGCTGATTGCCAGCGGGACGCCTGCGGCGGTGGCGGTGAGGACGTTGGCCTCCGCCACGTAGCCCTTCACGACGACGTCCACCTGGTCCCCGGCCGCGGCTGCGAACTTCGCAACGCCACGGACCAGGCCGTTACCGGCGGTGCTGGCCTGGACCACGTACAGCGCCTTGTCTGCGCCGGACTGGGAAACGTCAATCATGACCCAATCCCCGGCAACAATGGTGCCACCGGCAATGTAGGTCTCGATGGAGGAGCGGGCCGACGTGCCAGCGGACTGGCCAGCGTCGAGGCTCTGGAGGATGGTGCTGGTTGCCATTGGTCTATGCCTCCGCGTCGTAGAGGACGCCGTGTCCGGACAGGTTGGAAGTGCAAATCTGCATGCGGACGAAAATCTGGAACGCGGTGGCGGCGTACCCGGAGATGGGCGTGGCCTCCTCGAGCTCGAACTGGCCGTCCTGGTCGAAGTAGACGCTGAACAGGGAGCTGTTCAGGAAGAACATCGAGATGGGCTTCACGGTTGCACCGGCCTTGTCCACGGTACCGTTGTACCCAAGGTTCGGCTCGATGAACATGTCCGCGCCGTTGTACTTCAGTCCGAGCTTTCCAACCATGTTGCGCTGCTCGTTGGCGCTGGTGTAGCGCTCGAGCGACTGGAGCTCGTTCTTGTAGAGCTCGTAGCTGGTCGGGCTGGCCAGGATGAGGTCGATGTCCCCTTCCGGTGCGTAGGTCTGCGCATCGATGAAAATGCGGGACATCGCGCGGAGGCCGTTGGTGGCGAATGCGGCTCCAGCGGTCTGGGACTGGTTCTGCCACGAGGCGGGGAAACCAGACTTGGCGATACCGCCAACCGTGTTGGACTGGGAACCGAATGCCTCTCCCTCGAACCAGCCGGTACCAGCTGCTGCGGAGAATCCGTTCAGCGTCTGGAGGTCGGTGAGGATGGAGCTGTTCCCGGCGATGAGCTGCTTGGAGACTTCCCGGCGGAGCATGCCCATGACCTGCTTCATCCGACCTTCGTAGATGCGGACGATGGCCCGCTCTCCCTTGTTGCTGGTCTCCTCCTTCTTCGTCATGACGACCGGCGCGACAAAATCGCACCACTCGTAGGACGAGGTCCGGAACGGGTCCTTGACTGCGAGGTTCACGGCCTCGTAGCCCGTGGACAGCTGGGTGATGGTCGAGTGGTCGGTGAGGATGACGGGGGAATCAACCTTGGAGCCACCGTCTACGGTCTCGACGTTTCCGAGGCGCTGGGTAGCCTCGAGGATGGGGGTGGTACGGAACGTGTTGTCCACTTCCTTGTCGCGAAGGATGCGGAGCGTCGTCGCCAGAATGTCCGGCTGGATGGCCATCGTGGCCTCCCTTCATGGGGGTGGGTGTGTCTGGTACTGGTAGG